TATAAATGATAAAATGCTTGAAATTATAGGTTGTGAAGTAGTATTAAATATTTTATCTAACATTTATAAGTAAAAAATATTTAATAAATTAAAATCTATCTTATTAAATTATTACCTGCCTGTCCAAACCTTTGTAATTACTCCAGGAACCTTTCCTTTATTAAAATCACTAATATAATTAGTATAATTATATTTAAATGACTTATAATGAAGGAAAATTTCTCCACATAAAGATTTAACTTGCATTAAGTTGTTATATTCAATGTTAAATAATATTCCCAATATTCTTTCTAAACCACATCTATCTCTTCTACATTTTATGACATTTACTAAATTGCTTAAATTATATTTTTTTTCTAACAAAAGTAAAAAATTATGATTTATGTAACATTGACCTCCAAAACATAAGTTTAATTGTTTTTTGATAGTAATTCCTAATATATTTATTTCATTCCCCATTAGTTCTTGTTTGACATAATTATTATTTTTTAAGAAACTTGATATGCGTAATAAATTATTAAGATGTTCTTTATCATATGGATGATGCCATAATGGAATTACAGGAAAATTAAAAGTTTCAAATGGAATATGTTTATGAAAAAATAAACTATCATGCACAATAACTGCATTTTCAAACCATTTATTTTTCAAAAAATATACATAAGGTAAAAGTTCACCTCTGCCGGGATATTCAGATTGTATTATTTTAATATTTTTATATTCATGATAAGATTTAACAAATTTATAATTGCTATTATCATCAATAATAATAATTTTTCTTAAAGGATAGTGTGTTCTAATAAGCTTTACACAATGATTCCAATATTCATTAGTTTGGCGTGAATTAACATGTCTTGTAATTATAAATCCATAACTCATTTATAATATAATATAATATATATTATATATTAGATAAATTGGTATAATTAAACATTGTATTAATTTAATTTGTAAATAAAATAATTTGCATTAAAGTCTTGAATTTATTAAATATTTATGAAATATATGATGGTAAATCGTCAATGTTTATAATTTGTTCACCCTTTGCTAAACTATTCTTTTGACAAACAAATTTACTAAACTCTGGTCGTTCAAGTTGCGCCACTGGTGTATGATTATGAACGCATCTTGAAATCATTTTATACAACTTGAAGTCTGGATAACGTTCGACACCATTATTTTTGTAAAGAACATTAATTCCATTATCATCAATACACCATTCTACAATTAACTTAACAATTGGTTCACATTCATTTTGTAAACTTGTTAAATTCTTTATATCATCAACATCATCTACAATGTAATCAAAAATAGAACATGCTAAACGGCATAAATCAAAACTGAAATTAGGTTCTAAACGCGGTTTCTTGTCATTAAAATATGGTTCAGTATTGTATTGTGTTGCCGCATCACCCCCTAATTGAAAACTATCACTACAAAATGTTTTACCACCCAATTTATAAATGGCACGTCCAAAATCTATTATTTTGAATATTTTTCCAAAAGTTGGAACCTTGTAATATTTCTTTTTGTAGCAATAATTTATGTATTTTTTGTTAGTTGAAACATACATTATGTTATTAGTATGAAGGTCATTGTGAGTAAATGAAAATGTCTTTTGATAAGTAATTAGTATCATAATTATTTGCATTAAAGCTGAAAACCATTCGTCGTGTGATAAATCATTATTCATAATTAAATCGTCAAATGTGCTCTCGCAATTTTCCATGCAAATAACTTGCACTGGGAATTTTGGGAATGTTGCAAATAATGTTTCTTCTTCAATGTCAGAATAATCACTGGAATTATCACTATTATTAATATCAATATCATTTGCATCATTTATATTTGCATCATTTGTATTTGCATCATTTGTATCAGCATAAAGGTCGACAATTTCATTATTACATTCATTATTACATTCATTATCTGAACCGGACCCTGAATTGATTGCAACCTTATCACACTCATCGCAATCATCTATTATATCATTTTCATTTGTATGAGATGTTCTTGAAGAACAAGTAGAACCAGATTTAAGTGTTTCGGATTTCTTTTGTTCAATAATATTAAATTGATTGGAATTCATTATATCCACTAATTCAACATTCATATTTTTTACATCAGCCAATGTGATATGATTTCCATCACTAGCATTTAAGCAAACATTGTTATCTTGAGCAAAAGATTCTTGAGTAAAAATATTCTCAAAAATGGTTTCATCAATGGATTTAGCAGATAGTAAAGATTTTTGCGACCCATTAGAAATATTTAATGGTTTCAATATTTTCACATCATCATCATTAGTGATTAAATGATTATAATCTTCAACATTAAATAGAATATTTTGTTTTTTGATAAAGAATTCCGATTTAATTAAATAATCCAAATCATCAATTATATTAACTTTATAATTATTTTTGATGGCTAAAAAAGAGCCATAATAATCAACGCCATGAATGAATTCGTGACTATTTAACAATTGACTAGTTAGATAACAAAAGAAGCCGTCAATATATGAAGAGTTGTTAGTATCTTCGAGTTTAGGGTGAGTATTTATGGACTTATCAAATGATGGTAGATTGAAAAGTGTCTGGTCATTGTAATTGTATTTGCCAACTATATATTTGAATGGGTCTAATAATGGAGCCATCTTGAAGAATACTTTTTGTGTCATTGTGAAGTCCTCAATATCAGAAATATTCTTTAATTTGCATGTAAATATATTATCTGATTTCTCATTATCCTTGTCTTTCACATCAGATACAGACCATAAATGGTTAAGATTGATTGCGTTACAATTGGTGTTATTTAATGAGAAAAATCGGTCATAAATGGGAATGTAGTTCTGCACATTTGACAGGTTAATTCGTTTGTTAGTTTGAAACTTGTTAAAGAGATTAATATTCTTTCTCTTTTGATAATTAACACTAAACATGGTTGTTGTCATTAGCAAATAAAAATATAAATATTAATAATATTTAACTCATTTTTTCCTAAACAACTAACAAAATAGGAATAATTTGAAAATATAGGAGAAATAATTAAAATACAAATATGCAAATTATTTAGTTATTGCGTTGAACAAAATAATTCTTTTATAAGAATATAAATATAATGAATTTAGATTTAAGACGTTTTGATATGAAGAGTATCAGTTTCAAGCCAAATGAATCAAAGGGTCCCGTAGTTGTTTTAATTGGTCGTCGTGATACTGGTAAATCATTTTTGGTAAGAGATTTATTATATTATCAACAAAGTATTCCGATTGGCACAGTTATATCTGGTACAGAAGAAGGTAACGGATTTTATGGAGCTCTAGTTCCCAAATTATTCATTCATAATGAATATAATACTGCAATTATTGAAAACATATTGAAACGCCAGCGGCAGGTTTTGAAACAGATTAAGAAGGAAATGGAGCAATTTAAACGCTCAACGATTGACCCTCGAACCTTTGTGATTTTAGATGATTGCTTATATGACAACACATGGGCGCGTGATAAGATGATGCGACTTTTATTTATGAATGGTAGACATTGGAAGGTCATGTTAATCATCACAATGCAATATCCGTTGGGCATTCCGCCGACACTGAGAACCAATATAGATTATGTTTTTATTTTAAGAGAGCCGTATATTGCCAATAGGAAGCGAATTTACGAGAATTATGCAGGCATGTTTCCCACATTGGAGTCATTTTGCCAAGTGATGGACCAATGCACTGAGAATTATGAATGTTTGGTGATAAATAACAACGCCAAGTCCAACAAATTACAAGACCAAGTGTTCTGGTATAAAGCCGACGCACACAATGACTTCAGATTGGGGTCAAAAGAGTTCTGGGAATTATCCAAATCAATCAATGATGAAGATGAAGATGAACAATATGACCCAAATAATGTGAAGAAACGTGGTCAGGGACCAAAAATTGCGGTTAAAAAGACCAAGTGGTAATAAAATATTTGATTATGTAATAATTTATATTATTAAATAATTATATGAATAACACTGATAATATTAATAATGATGGTTTAGTAACAAAAATTATAGCATTTTCAAAAAATATAGCAAATGGTGGTCTTTTTCCCAAATACGCGTATATCAAATTATTTAGACCTTTTGTTAACAATAGTAATGATTATATTTTTTATATAGACGGATGGACAATAACTCATTTATTTAGTGGTTTATTTTTTGGGTATCTTTATTTATATCTTAAATGGAAACCTGACCGATTTGTTATAACGGCCTTTTTAATTAGTTTTATATGGGAATTATTTGAGGGCGCTTGTGGTGTCATAGGAATAAAAATGAGAGGAGCTGATAGTTTAATTGATTCTATAACTGATATTTTATTTTTTATGTTAGGCGCTGAAATCGCTTATAAAAATATTAGGACTATTAAATAAACCCTTACAAAAAGAATAAAAATGCAATCGCAAACGCACACACTATTTGTAATGAAAAAAGTGACCTAGCTAGAAAAGTCTTACATTTAATATCTACATAAGCCGTAGTTGTCTGAAAATTAATTGACATAATTAAAGCAATCCCTAATTTATTATCTAAAAATTGTTTCTTTGGAAATCCTTCTTGTATAAAAAAATACTTATCAAAATTACATAGTAATGCATAATAAATGCCAGCAAAAATAAGTGTGCAACAAATTTGGATTGCAAACAAATTAAAGTATTTGACATATGCTTCAGGGACTAGACCAAAGAAATTTCCAAAAATCAAAAAATCCTCATATATTCTTGGCTTTGCATTGGTTTTAGTATTAGTATTAGTGTTAGTAGTTGTTGCATTTGCAGTAGTATTAGTTGCATTTGAAGTAGTATTAGTTGTTGCATTAGTGTTCGTATTCGTATTCGTATTCGTATTTTCTACATTTGCATTTGTATTTTCATAATTATAGTAGTAACTCATTTAAAATAATATAATATAAAAAATAATTCTATTTTTATATTGTAATTAGACTCCTAAATAACATACCACGAATTTAATCAACTCGTTCCATGCTATCCTCCTCCTTTTTTACAGCAAAGGGTCCGCTAATCAATTCAGACCTACCATAATCACTTTGGCCAATAACAATATTATCCCCATCAAACAACTCGCTTCGAATATCAGCCGCAGAAATAGCATCAGTCTTGGAAAACTTGGCATCCTCAACACCAATTAGATTGCCATCATTATCAATATCTTGAGTAATGGTGCTGCCATGCTTCTCAGCATTCTTCTTATTATCATCAATGGCCTTCTGTTTTGTCTCCTTGACGCGCTGCTCAAATGCATTTTTGGCAACAGACTCATTCTTCTGCTTCTCCTGCGCCAACTGATTGAGTTCCTCCTCCATATACTCGACACGTCCAGTCTTGTAAGCCTCAGGGTCCCAACACAACCACTGACCCACGGGGCCGACAAATACGTCAAAACTGGGGTCAGTCTCTCGCAACAATTTGGCACGCATCTCAGCCTCCTCTTGTGTTGCAAAATTGCCTCTGGACTTGAAACCTCTAACAGAGGTCTGAAAGTTATTTTTAATATTAAACTGCTTCTCGAGTTCATCCTCATTCTTATCCAAAAATGTTTTGTAATCATCCTCAATCGAAGAACTAATAATATTCTCTCTTTCCTCCTTAACAAATCCTTCGTAATCTTTCATCACGTCCTCAAAATTTAACTTGTATTTGAATGACATGAAATTAATAAATTGATGAAACTTCTCCATAGATTTAGAAAATTCCCATTTCTTTAGGAATTCTTCGAATAAAAACATCTCTCTTTGCTTTAAAATTTTCTCAGGGGTAATAAAAGAAAAACAACCAAATTGTTGTCCAGCAATTGGCTTGTCAAGTTCCAATAAGTCAACATATTTAGGATTCTCTGAACCATCTTTTCGCAACTTTCGTTCAAAA